CTTTCATCCCCTTTCAATAGCTCAAATAATTTTTCTTTACCTTTTCCGTTGCCAATCGTCAGCAACTGTGGCTTCCTTTGCGCATGGCCTGATTTACGGGCCTACAAAAAACCTATGATCCTCCTCCCGCTAATCCAATGAAACTCCGAATTCACCCCCGCTTCCACGGCCCGCTTTGCGCGCTAGGCTTCCTTCTCCTTATGGCTCTTGTGGCTTTAATCGAAAGCCTCGGAGGTTCCCTTTGAACGGCTTCATTCTCCACGAAGATGACTCCCGAGTGATCATCGCCACCGGGTTTGAAACCCCCTCCGACAATCGGAAAACGGGCGACATGATCCAGATCTGGATTCTAGTCAAAGCGGTTTCCCCTACCGAAGCGATACGCACGGGCCTTGATCGTTTGATCTGCGGCAATTGCGTCCACCGTGGCGACGGTCACGGGGGCGATCGTTCGTGTTACGTCAACGTTGGCCAAGCCCCCCTTGGCATTTGGCGGGCATGGCGGGCGGGCAACTACCCCTTGCTTCGATCCCTTGAATCTTTCACTGGCCGCAAAGTCCGCTTCGGCGCCTACGGTGATCCCACGCACTTGCCGCTTTCCCTTGCTTTGGCCATCGCGGGGGTTTCAAGCGGGTGGACAGGCTACACTCACCAATGGAGAAAACCTTCCTTGCAAGCGTGGCGTTCGCTTTTAATGGCCTCGGTTGACTCGGTGGCGCAATTGGTCATCGCCCGCTCACTCGGGTGGAGTACTTTCCGCGTGGGATCCGAGGCTAGTGTCGGCGAGTCCCTTTGCGCCAGTGATCGCGATGGAACCCCATGTTCCGTGTGTCTTCTCTGTGCGGGTGCTCGCGGGGGTCTCGAATCTGTCCACATCCCGCCCCACGGCTCGGGTGCTGGTCACTTCATCGAAGCTTGAATTATCCGGAGGATCCATGGGGGAACCCGTGGGTTCTGCGGGCAATTGATGCCCATTAAAAACATGCAAGCCATTAAAACCAAATACCTGCCCGCCACGAATTACCGGGGGTCTCGAGTCAAAGCGACATGCGAAAGGGGAACCTTGACTCTGCCTTACCGGTACGATTGCGATCAATTCGAGTGCCACCGTGAAACTGCCCGTCAGCTTTTTGAGAAGCTTTTCTCGAAAGACTTTTCAACGCCCATGGTGTTTGCAACGGGCTGCCTTCCTGACGGGACTTACGCTCACGTTTTAATTTGAACCTTATGAAAGAAACTATTCAAAGGGACGCGTTCAAGTTTTCCGTGGGTCGCGCCATTTTCTGTGCAATCCCCGAGTGCGGGGTGATCTTGGATTGGAAACGTGCCGCCGAGTTCTCGGCTTGCAAGGGTGACAAGTACGTTTCGATTAAGGTCTTCTGCGCCGAGTGCGCCGACCGGGTGCGCCCGAGTATCGAAGGAAAACTTGCTAACCTCGGGATGAGACTCGAGATCATCGATGGGAGGAAGCTTTGAAACCCTTGTTGCGCGTCCTAGGGTATCTTGCCTTGTGTCTCTTGTTCACCCTCCTTCTCATCCTATCGGCCCTTGCCGGCAACGGTAAGTAAATCCCAATCCATTCACCACACCCCGTAGGTTCAACCCTGCGGGGTTTTTTGTTGTCCCGAGGGTGTGGACGCCCGCGCCCGCTTTCCTTCCTTGGGCCTTGCCGCTTGTCTTCCTAGTTGGCCAATCGACTCCTTGTGTGTGGTTCCTTCCTTGTCACTGGTCACTGGTCACTGGTCACTGGTCACTTTCGATTTGACACTAGCCCACCAGGATCCGCCATTGGACATCGAATGTCCCACCCCGCTATTGGCATTGGACATCCCGTGTCCGACCCCCCCGTCGCCCGCGCCCGCCCGCTCATGTGCGCCCCCCAGCCCCGCGATCTCATGGTGCGGTATTCCAGATTCTCCATACGCCATACGGAATTCGGAATTCGGAAATCCAGAATCGGGAATCGGGGTACAGGGATTTCTCCATGCCATGAAAGATTCCCTCTTGACGAGGTGGATCATGGTGCGGTAGGTTATGCGGCGTGAACCAACAAACCATTGTCGCCACGTTCCGCAAGCCGGATGGAGAGATCGTGAAGGACTCCAGCTACCATGAACCGATCAGCGAGGCCCGCGAGGCTGCTGAGGAGGACGCTCATCGCTACGGGTGGGAGTTCCTGAGTGTGGAGGTAGCGGAGGAGGTTCAATGAAGCCCCGCATCCTTGTTGCGTGTGAGTACAGTGGCCGGGTTCGCGATGAGTTCGCGGCCCGAGGCTGGGATGCGTGGAGTTGCGATTTCGAGGAGTCAGACACAGTGGGCCAGCATTACCGCGGTGATGTGCGGGATCTTCTCAAGCAGCGATGGGACATGCTGATCGCGTTCCCGCCCTGCACCTACCTCTGTGGAAGCGGCATGCACTGGACTACCCGGGGGCTTCGCGACCCCAAGCTGACCGAGGAAGCACTGGCATTCGTCCATCTGTTAATGAATAGTACCCCCCCCCGTATAGCAATAGAGAACCCAATAGGTGCTATCAACACTCGTATATGCAAACCCACGCAGATAATCCAGCCGTATCAGTTCGGAGATAACGCGAGCAAGCGCACCTGTCTCTGGCTCAAGAACCTACCCCCGCTGGTTCCCACCGACATCCTGCCGCTACCGCCATCCGGTAGGTGGGCCAATCAAACCCCCAGTGGCCAGAACAAACTCGGTCCCAGTCCAACCCGCTGGAAGGAGCGTTCCAAGACCTATCCCGGCATCGCCCGCGCTATGGCCGCTCAATGGGGTTTGTGAAGCCACATTCGATTTCACCCCTCCGACGCGCTGGCGACCCCTCCAAGCTCCAGCAATCGACATCCATATCCATCCATCACAACCACCTACCACCCGATACTTCGTAATCAGTTGGGGTTCGCAATAAATGCCGCCGCCGCGGGGGGCGTAAGTCCCCCAAAAGCGTAGCGGCGCAGCATTTATTGACTCCCTTTTAAGGGAGTATGGAACTCCCTTTTAGGGGAGATAGCGGGGGGGGCTGGGAACTTTGTGCTACCGTGATCGGAAGTTCCTTTTGGATACTTGACGGGTGTCTTGAGACATGTGACCTTGGTTCTCTCATGAGTTACTTAGACAACGGTTCCACCTTACGCGCCATGTTCCGCCTGATGCCGCCCATGCGGCACGATGCCGATCCGACACGATCCGAGGTTGTGGCTCACATCCGCGAGAATATGAGGTGTGAATTGGGCCGTGCGATTCGTGCGTTTGATTCGATGCGCCATCTGAAGAGCGCGGTGTTGATATACGATCGTATCCATCGTCAGTGGCGTGGATGTGATTGGGTGCCCGCCGAGGAGGTGGATAAGATATCACTATTGATGAGTGTTGTTACGGAGTTGAAGCGTGATATATCGTCATTGAGATCGGAGCTTCGGAAGGTGAAGAACGAGATGGTCTTGTTGCGCCGGCGCAAGGGTGGCAGGAAGGATGAGGAGGTGGCCGGCTCGCAGGATGATCCGGAACCAGAGCAGCAACAAGCCGCTCCCCCCGAAGAGAAAGCGGCTGATGGTGAGGACTGGTGGAAAGCTATGCGCGCCGCCTTGGCCGATGTGGAGGTGGTTGCGGCTCCTTCAGTTGCGCCCCGGTCATCATCATCGGGTTCCACTGCTCCCACAGAATACCCTTGGGAGAATGACGAAGATGAAGTGAGCTAGACTGGAGCCGCGATCCGCGCTTGCAGAAGGCCAACTGGAACCTTCTAGGTTTGTTTTGGCCTACCTCATGCAGAACGGCTATCTCGCGCGCCCAGTTGGCGAGTTCGGAGGAGCCGAAGCCTGAGTGGGCCAGTTCCATTGTGGTGAGTGGTTCATTGCTTTCCTTACGCTGAGGTTTGGCAACGTGATGCATCCAGACCCAAGCGACCTTGGTCTCGTGTAGGATGGGCTGGAGCTTGTTACGCAAGAACACGCTGACCTCGCCCTGGTCGCTGAGGTCACCGCCGAAGTAGCTGAAGAGTGGATCGGCCACGATGACATCGAGCTTGGATTTGTGGATGAACCGGCGGGCGTAGGCGAGGAACTGGTCGCCGGTACGGACGGCTTCGGTGCGGAAGTGGAGGTTTTCTTGGAGGATAGCGATCTCGCTGACGCTCATGTTGAGTCCTTTGATGACCCCGCGGAAGGCTTCGGCGAGGTCACCCTTGTCGTTCTCGGCCTGGATGACTCCGATCTTCAATCGCTTCACCGGCTTGATCCCGAAGAATTCGAGGCCGAGGCACCAGCGGATGACGATCTGCATCATGAGGCTGGACTTCCCGATACCGGTACCACCGCTGATGATCATGGAGGAGCCGCGGGTGAGCCAGCGTTTGCCGATCAGGTTGTCGGGATCGTTGTCTGGATCGAAGTTGATGAGGTCTTTGATCGAGACCACCGTGGACTTGTCGTCATCGGTCTCGCGTGAGGTGAGGTAGTCTTCCCATGAAGCGGAACCGAGGTTGGTGGCCAGCAGCTTCTGCTGGGAGGTAGGACTACGCCATGCGCCGGGGAGCCGGGAGTAGCGCGAGGGGTTCTTGTTCTTGGCATCGATGCCCGGGATGGACGAGTAGATGATATCCCGGCGGATGTCCCATTCCTTGCGATTGGGCGCATCTACGCGGACCCAGGCATGGATACTCTTACCACCGGAGTCGATGAGGACGGTGATGGGTAGGCCAGAATCGCGGAAGAGCTTCTCCTGTTCGGCCTTGGGCTTGTCATCGAACTCGACCAGGACATGGCGGTACGCGCTGACATCGTTGTCGCTGCCGCTGTAGAGGTTGGGCTTGAAGGGATTGATGCGAACGAAGATACCCTCGCGTTCCGGTGATAGGATGCGGGATGCCGGATCATCGAAGCGAGCGATCCATTCCTCGATGGGGATGAATGATCCAGCAGTGACTGGCCTACCCTCCTCGACGGCATCACAGATACAGACTACTTCGGTGGGAGCAAAGGCGGCTTGAAGGAACCGCTTGAACTCGCTGGCTTGAGGATCGGGCGCAACCGCTGGTGACGGTCGCTTGAAGGATACCTTGGTGATATCGAATGGAGCGGTTGAGGGGGAGACCCCTGATTGAAGGAGATGGCCGGCTGGTTTGGAGTGAGACTTGGAAGCGGCCTCGCGGAGCTTGTGGGTGAGTTCGCGATCGGACCAAGGTGGTTGGCAGTATTGATTCCAAGCAGAGAGCAGGGCTAGAGAGTCCGCCTCGGATAGCTGGAAGCCGTGTACGAGGCCGACGGCAGCGGTGTAGGTAGTTGAGTGTCCGGACTGACCGGAGACGGCTGGCGGCACCTTGGAAAGCCAAAGGGCCGCACGTTGGTGCGGTGTCATTGTCGTTGTTTGTTTGGGACTGATCGTTGGGGGCTACTTCATTTTGTCTATCTTCATCAGCCGTTTGATGGCTTGGGTTTTGGGGGAATAGGTTCCGGTCTTCTTGGTGCTGGGCTTGGCGGCGTAGGCGGCGGCCTTGGACTTAGCTTTCTTCATAGGGTTTGAATTTGGTGTGGAATTCCGAGGTGAGGCGAACGTAGATGTTGCTGCCTCTTTGGTAGATGATGACGGGAGCTTTGAGTTCTGCGAGCCGATACTGGCCAACATGAAGGACTGTGACTACGACTCCAGGGTTGGATCGATTGACGAACCGGGAGGGTGGGAGAGCTGAGGGATTTTCCATATGCGACGTTCGATGGGTTCGGGGTAAGCAATCCAGCCTTTAGCGATTCCCCAAGCAATTATCTGAGCGGACTGCTCGATGAGCCGGCGGTTCTCATCGGTGATAATGGTTCGTTCATCTTCGGTTATGGGACCAGGTTTCTTGTTATTTGAGAGGCGGGATTCGTACCAGGGTTGCTCTTGCCTTGGGGTCTTCATGAGGTGATGAGGCGAGCCAGGATACAGTTGCAGTAGGAACCCTTGGTCTTGGCGTTGCATCGACCATGATGCACAGGGTTGGAGATGATGTGTGCTGTAAGGTCGCTCGTGAGCTGGACCAGCTCAAGGAGACGAGTGGATGCTTCTGCACAGAGCGCATTGGGGATTCCATCTTGGGTATCTAGTTCGGCTGAGAGGATATTGAGCGCGTTGACGAGGTCGTGTGTTGAGGACTGTTTCATTTTTGTTTGTGGACTACGAGTCCGTTGCCTTTGGAATCAACCAGTTCTACGGATCGAACGCTCTCCATGCGGGCCAGAGTCTTGATCATCTCGATGGGATCATGGGCTTGGGACACGCAAGTGAGGTGGATATCACCATCTCCGTAGTTGGTCTTTAGATTCTCTTCGGTTCGATCACGCACCACTCGGATGGTTCTTCCATCTGAGAGATGGACCACCTTGATGGATTCGACGAGCGGGAATGCGTGACGGCTCATTGCTTAGAGGTTTTACCGCAATGGGGGCAGTGCCGGCCTAGACCGGGATCGGCGGGTAGAGTACCAAGCCACGAGCACAGATCGTGGTAGGATCGAACACCGAAGTTCGGCCACTTGAACGGTACGATGTCACGGTTATGGATTGCATGAATGGCAGTCTCCTTGTCTTTGATCCCAAGCTTCTCCATCAGGTTCGCGTTGCGAGAGCTGAGACCGGCGGTCCATTTGTTATTCGAGGCATCCCGCTTCTTGCCGGCGGCGATGATCTGGAACACCCGTTGCTTTGAGATGTTTAACTCTGCACCGATAGCTTTGTAGGTAAGTCCCTTAACCCTGAATCCTCTTACCTTGTCGATTGAATCGTTGGTTTTCATGTATGTATGTTTGAGATACTTTCTTTTTTTCTTCTTTGGTTCTTTATCTATCGCAACGGTATCTGGACCGCTCGATACCGTTTCTGTGCTTTGTGGCACTGGACGCACAGGCCGGTTTGAGTTGTGCATCCGCATCCCAAGCATGCGGCCAATTCGTGACATAACAGTTTCCATCGTTGTAGTTCCTCTATTGTTTGTTTGGTTGTTTGTTCTTGATGTTCCATACGCATGAATGCGAGATACCGTATTTCTTGGCCAACTCTCTGTAGGTGAATGTTGAGTTATCCTTGAGAATGGATTCCCGAATCTTTGCTGGAACAGCTTCCCACCGCCGGCAGATCAATGGATCAGGGGCTTTGAAGGCGGGAACTGGTCCCAACATCTTCGCCATTGACTCCTTCGTCAACCCTAATTCTTGAAGTAGACTCATTTTCAATCTACTCGCTCTTCATCGGCGTGGACTGAACGCCATTGTAGGCCACAGTCTTGGGCCTGTAGATGCCTACCTGCTCCGTTTCCTCGACCCAGGAAGGACCGCCGCGGACATGGAATATGCAGGAAGACATTCCGTTCCAGCTCTTCGTGTTGCTCTTGGCCGAGGTATACGCAGATCCGA